CCCGAGGTCTTCTTTCACCACCAAACGACTCGATAAAGCATGACTAGGCCTAAAGAGGACTCAGAAGGTACAGAGAAGCCTCAAAAGGTCTTAGATAGCCCTACATCGGCTACCGAGAGAACTACAGGACTCTATCTAGGCTCTCCGACTCCCAGAATCCACTCTAAACTCTTAGATCTACCGACTAGGGGACAGGATCTAATCGATTTCGCCGATTCCATCAAGCTTCCGCTTCTACCTTGGCAGCGATGGGTCGCGATGGAAGCTCATCGGTATAAGCCCGATGGACGCTGGGCGCACCCTTTAGTAACTGTCGTCGTCGCGCGCCAGAATGGTAAGACTACGCTTATGAAGATTCGCGCTCTTGCTGGTCTCTTCTTATGGCACGACGGACTCCAGATCGGAACAGCTCATCGACTTACTACATCTCTAGAGACGTTTCGAGATCTCGTTAACATCATCGAAGAGAACGAACATCTGGCCAGACAAGTAAAGCGAATCCGCTGGGCGCATGGATCAGAAGAGATCGAGCTTAAATCCGAGTTCGGCGGCGGTCGGTACATGGTTAAAGCTGGCGGCTCAGCTGCTCGCGGTATTTCCAAGCCCGAGACCGTCTTCGTCGATGAGACCCGAGAGCTTAAAGATGAATCGACGTGGGCTTCTCTTCGTTACACGATGATGGCCGCGAAGTCGCCGCAGCTCTGGACGCTATCGAATGCGGGAGATCAGCATTCCATCGTTCTTAATCAGCTGCGCGAGCGTGGAATGTCCGCAGCTAAAGGCGACGACATCGCTTACTATGAGTATTCGAGTAATTACGAGAAGATCGACGATTCGCCCGCGTTCTGGAAAGGCGCGGCGATGGCTAATCCAGCACTCGGTCACACTATCCACATCGATAACATTCGGGCCGTTCTTAACGATCCGCCAGATGTCGTAAAGACGGAAGTCCTATGTCGCTGGGTCGCTACGATCTCGGCAGCTATTCCAGCCGAGGAATGGAATCAGTGTGGAGAAGAAGGCTTGGAGCTTGATCCAGAGAAGACGACTTGGCTGGGCATCGACGTAAGTCCGAATCGTCGCGACGCCGCATTAGTGGCCGCCCAACAAATCGACGACGAAAGATTCTTCGTAAAACTCTTACACACTTGGCATAACCCGATTAACTTGGACGATAAAGCGATCGCGAACGACATCGCTCCCTATGTAAAGCAGTATCCAGTCGAGACAGTGGCTTATTCTAAGAGAACAGCTTCGGCTATAGCTGCGCGATTAGTTCCAGCGGGAATCCCGATCTCGGACATCGACGGCGCACTGTACGGTCAAGCTTGCGACGAATTGTTAGGAGCGATCACATCGAAGAGATTACGACACGACCCGAAACAGACAGAACTCTCCAAGCAGATCTTATCAGCTGCGAGACTTCCGTTCGGAGATGGTGGCTGGACTATCGGGCGGAGAGCTTCTCAGTCGACTGTATGCGCGACGGTTGCGACGGCCTTAGTCACGCATTACGCGACACGCCCACCGATGGATCTTGACATCATGGTCGGCTAGGTGTATCGGCTTCTCTAGAATTGTGGCATGGGATTATTCGATTTATTCGTTCCGACGGTTAAAGCTGCGTCCGCAGAAGCTTCGATCACCATAGAAGCAGCCGAGTCGCTTTACCCTGTAAACACTCTTAACTCTCTCGGCGGCTATTACATTATGGGTAATCAGACCGCTACTCGTACCGAGGCGATGGGCGTTCCAGCGTTAGCTCGCGCTCGTAACATAATCTGTACGACTCTCGGATCTTTCGAGATGCACACTCGCAACATCGCAACAGGCGAAAGAGTGCAACAGCCAAGAGTTATAAATCAGCCAGATCCGCGAATCGCTGGCTCTGCATTCTGGTCATGGTTAGCCGAAGACATTCTGTTCTACGGTTATGGATACGCGCGTGTTATGCAACGCTACGCCGACACTGGACGCATTCAGGCGATGGAAAGAATCGATCCTCTTCGCGTAACTGTTCAGACTAACGGCAACGGAACAGAGATCGACGCTTATGCAGTCGATGGCCTTTACATTGATCCGAGCGAATTAGTCGTCTTTACTGGACTCGATGAAGGAATCTTAAATCGCGCTGGCCGCACTATTCGCGCAGCTTCGGCGTTAGAGAAAACAGCGTACGACTTTGCGATCAATCCAAATCCGCAGACAATTCTAAAGAACTCTGGCGTAGCACTTCCGAAAGATCGTGTAGCTGCGTTAGTAGCAGCATTTAAGAATCGCACTTCTAAAGCTGTTACATTCTTAAACGGTGACGTAAGTATCGAGACAGTCGGTTATGATCCTAAGAACTTACAGCTCAATGAAGCCCGGGGATACCTGGCTCTCGAACTATGTCGCGCCGCGGGATTACCCGCTTATTTCGCAAGTGCAGAGCCTAATAGCTTTACTTACTCGAATGCAGTTAGCGAACGTCGTTCGTTAGTAGATTATTCGCTACGTCCACTTATGACATGCATCGAACAGCGAATGAGCCTTAGTGATTTCACTCCACTAGGACAAGATGTTAAGTTCGATCTAGACGACTTCTTGCGTGGCAATCCTTACGAGCGCGCGCAAGTTTACGAAATACTTAATCGAATCGGCGCGATGTCGATCGAAGAAATCCGCGAAGAAGAGGATCTACTTCTATGAAAATCACTACACCAATGAACATAACGGCGGCGGACTCTAACTCTCGCACTATCAGCGGGCGAATCGTCGCATTCGAGGAAGCCGCTAACGCCTCGACTGGAAAAGTAATCTTCGCTAAAGATTCTATTAAGCCAGCTCCAGTTCGACTTAATTTAGAGCATGACAGAACTAGACCGATCGGAAAAAGTTTAGAGATGGAATTAGACGAATCTACTAACTCAATTAATGCAGTCTTTAAGATTACGAACACTACAGCGGGAACGGACGCGCTTACCGAAGCGATGGACGGACTACGCGATGGATTCTCGATCGAGTTAGCTGTAGACGATTACATCATGCAGAAGGACGGCACTATGCGCGTTCTCGCTGGAGAATTAACTGGCGTCGCACTCGTAACAGAGCCAGCAGTCCGCTCGGCTCGTGTTAGCGAAGTCGCTGCAACAGAAGGCGAAGAAGTCGCCGAAGAGATCTCCGATTCCACAGTGGAAGAGGAAGTAACACCAACAACAGAAGGAGACGAAGTGGACAACACCGTCACAAACGCGGAAACCGTCGAGACGGTCGAAGCTGCTCAGTCAACAACAGCCGCAGCGAAGCCAATCGTAGGCGGATCATTTACTAAGCCACGCTTGGAGTTCACAGCTGCCAAGTACGTCGAGAACACAATTCGCGCAGCGATGGGCGACGATTCAGCTCGCCAGTACGTTCTCGCAGCAGATAACACAACAGATAACGCGGGACTCGTTCCTACTCGCCAGATGGCAGAAGTAGTTAACGGACTCTCAACACTTATCCGTCCATCAATCGACGCAATCTCTCGCGGAACACTTCCAGACGCGGGCATGAGTTTCGAGATTCCGAAAATTACCGTAGCTCCTACGGTTGCAGTAGCTAACGAAGACGCTGCATTCTCAGAGACAGATCAGAACTCCGCTTTCATTACTGTTCCAGTAAAGAAGTTCGCTGGACAACAGACATTCTCTGTCGAATTGCTAGATCGTACTTCTCCAGCATTCTTCGAGGAACTAATCCGCAACATGGCAGCAGCTAAGGCCAAGGCCGAGAACGCTTATGTCTCTGGACTTATCTACTCAACAGCTACAGGCGACGCAACTACTACAGCAACTTATCCAACAGCTGCGGAGCTTCTCGGCTTCGTCGCTCGCGGTGCTGCTTCTGTTTACAATGCTACAGCTGGACTTCCTAATGGCTTCGCTCGTAACATCATCATGGGCACAGGCCAGTGGAGTAACGCGATGACACTTAACGACGCTGGGCGTCCAATTTATTCGACAGTAACTAATCCTATGAACCAAGCGGGATCGGCTACGCCTACTTCGCTTCGTGGGACAGTGGCGGGACTCGATCTATACGTCGATCCATCACTAGCAGCGACAGACGTCGACGGTTCTATGCTCATCGTTAACCCAGACGCTTTCACATGGTACGAAGGACCTACTTTCCGCCTACGCGCGGACGTAATCGCTTCTGGCCAAATTACTGTCGGCTACTACGGTTACGGCGCACTAGCGACCAAGATCGCAGCTGGCGCGTTCCACAATAACAAGGCGTAATCCGAATAAATCGATCATCGCCTAGTTCGCTCCCGAGCTAGGCGAGCAGTAGAAGGGAAGGGCTAATGCCTAACATCATTACAGCTTCGCAGCTAAGATCCGTCTTAGGTGTTAGCTCTTCTCTCTACGACGACGCTTACTTAAACGACATCATCGACACAGCGGAGCAAGTTATTCTCCCGCTGCTCATTCAGAACTCGACAGCTGTAATCGAGTACGAGCTGGACACTAACGTCGCGACATTCTTTACTCGTCGGACGCACCCTTTTGTCATAGGACAGTCGATCGTTATTACTGGACTTCCAGCTCCCTTTACAGCCACTCACACTCTTACAGTCGTTACAGATTCTTCATTCTCTGCCGCTCTTACATCGACGAACGTAACACGTCGCCAGATTATCCCGAACGGCATGGCAACCCTTAGCGGCTATTCAGCTGCGACTCTCTACGTCGGAAACGCGTCGATTGAGTCCGCTATTTACGCCGTATCTATCGAAGTCTTCCAATCTCGCACAGCTGCGGGCGGTCAGATCGAAGGCGTAGACTTCCAGAGTTCGCCCTACAGAATGGGCCGCAGTCTCCAGAATCGTGTAATCGGCCTCTTAGGTAATTACATAGATGTCGACGTAATGATCGGCGGCTAACGTGCCAGCTTCTTCTATTCTTACGAGCGTACGCACTCCGCTAAAGACAGCGATCCAAGGAGTAGCGGCTAACACTTACGACGCAGTTCCAGAAGCTCCGATCGTGCCATTCGCGGCAGTGACTCCGAGCGTTCCGTATTTACAGCCGACGTTCTTGGGTAAGGCGAACGTAAAGCTAAAGGTAAACCTAGTAATAAGCGTAGGCGTAGCGATCTACGATAATCAGAGCGCACTCGATAACTGGGAGAAGCTCGTAATTAGCATTCTGGCGGCCGTTCCGTCAGGGTATGAAGTCGGAGACGTATCGAATCCGATTCCGTTAACGATAGGCGCGTCAGAGATTCTCGCGGGTGAGATTCAGCTTTCGACCTATTACACACAAACAAACTAAGGAGAAACAATGGCCACGACCGTCATTACTGGACGCGATCTCGCTATGACGATCGCGACTAAGAACTACGACGAGCAAGCGACAAGCGCGACGCTCTCATGCGACGTCACTATCGAAACTTACGACACTCTTTACTCGAAGGCTTATAAGTCGATCGATTCACAGTGGACGTTCGACGTCGAAATGCTTGCAGACTGGGGCGCAGCGGATTCACTCTGCGAAGCTCTATGGACAGCGGCAGAGACAGCACCTAACACGACTCTAGCGGTATCGCTTACAGCTGTTACAGGCGCAGTCTTCGCATTTAACGTTCTTCCACTATTCCCAAGCGTGGGCGGATCATCGCCAGACGCTCAGACTGTTAGCATGAGCTTTACAGTCGTGGGAACACCTACAGAGACATTTAGCTAATAAACAGAATCGGGAGCAATAAATGAAGCTAGAACTAGAAGTCCAGTACCTATCGGGAGACGTCGTTACTTATGTGGCGGCGTTACCAGAATGGGTTAAATGGGAACGAAAGTTTAACGCAACAGTAAACGAAGCAGAATCGAAGCTTGGACTCGAAGGGCTTACATTTTTGGCTTATCACGCTATGAAGCGCGAAGCAGCTGGGAATCCTGTTAAGCCTTTCGAGATCTGGGTCGAGACTGTCGAAGGAATTAACAGTAAGAAGTCAGACCCAAAAGCTGGGCCGTCGGAAGCTTAAATCGGATCATCGTCGAGGTTGCGATCGCGACACAGATTCCGATGAGTGAGTGGGAGACGGCGGAAGATTTACTCACAGCTATAGAGATCTTGGAGAGGCAGAATGGCAGACACTAAAGGCCGCGGCACTTATGCCATTACTGTCGATCCGTACGAGTTTAAGAATCTTCTCGGTCTTCTGGGTTCATTCCCCGCCGAGTATCAGCAACTCGTAAGAGATCGGGCGCAGCCTATGAGTCAGCGATTAGCTGGCCAGCTCATGATGAGCGGACTTTCTGCTCCAGCTCCACAGACGAAGTTAGTAGTCCAGACGATCAAGTCTCCACGCGATCGTCTTATTCGCGTCGACATCGGCGGCCCTAAGAAAGTCGGTCGTCCTTACGGCGGAGAAGCTTCTAAGAGCGGTAAAGGCGCAAAAGTTCGTCGTCAAGCTGCGCCAGCTGGCGCGCTGCTCTGGGGAACAGAGTTCGGATCGCATGGCGGCGTCGACTCAATCGGCCGCACATTTACGAACAGATTTAAGACTCCTTACAATAAGCGCGGCTACTGGATCGCTCCAGCGGTCGACTTCTATGTCCCAGTCGTAGCCCGCGAATACTCGCTTATGGTTCAGCAGATCGCTAAAGAATTGAGGCTCAACTAATGGCGGGCATTCCGAAGATAAAGATTACTTTCGACGCCGACTTCGACGAATTAAAGAAGGGCGTCAAGGGCGCACAGAACGAAGTCGAAGGCTTCGGATCTAAGATGGGCGGCTTCGCTAAAAAAGCGGGAGCTGCGTTCGCCGTAGCTGGAGCGGCTGCGGCTGCTTATGCTGGCGTTCTTCTCGTCGATGGTGTTAAGTCTGCAATCGAAGACGAAGCAGCTCAGGCTAAACTCGCTACGACTTTACAGAACGTTACTGGCGCAACAGAAAGCCAGATTAAAGCTGTCGAGGAATACATAACCCAGACGGCACTCGCTAATGGAATTACGGACGACCAGCTTCGTCCATCGCTCGATCGCTTGATTCGTTCGACTAAGGACGCGACCAAGGCGCAAGAACTCCAGAGCCTAGCTTTAGACATCGCGGCGGGAACAGGTAAAGATCTAAAGACTGTCTCCGAAGCTCTGGGTAAAGCTTACGACGGCAATCTAGGCGCATTAAAGAAGCTCGGCGTCGGAATCGATGAGAGCATCATTAAGTCCAAGAATTTCGACGCGGCAGCTGCGGCACTATCTAAAACTTTCGAGGGCCAAGCTTCTAAGCAAGCCGAGACATTCCAAGGAAAGATGGCTCGTCTTACTGTTGCATTCGATGAAGCGAAAGAGACCGTAGGTTCTTATGTTCTAGACGCTCTTACTCCGCTCGTATCGAACTTCGTCGATAAAGGAATCCCAGCGATTCAGGACTTCGCTAAGAATCTCGGCGAAACTCTTGGCCCAGCATTCGGAGCGATCTTTAAGGTCATTCGCGACGATTTACTTCCAATCTTAACTACTTGGTGGAAGTTCCTTTATAACGAAGTAATCCCAGCGATCGGTAAAGTAGTCGGCCCGATCCTAGAAGGACTTAGATCCGCATTCGACAAGATTAAGAAGGCGATCTCCGATAACTCGACAGAGCTAGAGCCGTTCTACGGATTCTTAAAACAGGTCTGGACTTTCATTGATAAGTATTTAGCTCCTATTCTTGGCGGAGTATTTAAAACAGCACTCGAAGGAATTGGAACGATCGCCGCTGGCTTGGTTACGACATTCTCTAAACTGGTCGGATTCTTGACAGGTACTTATAACGCTGTTAAAAAGATTATCGACTTCATTAAGAATAATCCTGTTACTAACTTCTTCGATGGCGGAGCTAAAGGTCTTAAAGCTTCGGTAGTCCCAGAAGAGATCGTCGTCGTCCCAGACGTTAGCGGATTCGAGACGGCGACGCCTACATCGGTGTTCGCTCCGTCTGGCGATTCGCCTACATTTACAGGCGCGCCGCTTGGAGCTTATTCTCCAGCGATGCAAGCTGCGATCTTACGTCGTGAAGAGCTAAAGGCAGAGACCGAGAGACTAAGAAAAGCCAGAGAAGACGCCGCAGCTGCTCGATTAGCTGCTACTGGCGGAGAATCGACAGCGACCAGAATTACGGTAAACATGGGAGTAGTCGGAGATCCAGAATCGGCAGCTCGTACGATCATCGATGTCGTCAATAAATCCCAAGCGCGCGGCACTCTTGGCGCGGGAGCGTTCTTAGCAGTATGAGCCTCTGGACTCCAGTCTGGAGTGTTCTAATCGATGGAGTCGAGTATAAGAACATAACTCTGGCAAATCTTACGATCGAATCTGGCCGCCGCGACATCTATCAGCAAGCGGTAGCGGGCTACTGTAGTTTATCCGTCCTTAACATCGACGACGATCCGATCACTGTATCGATTAACTCTGGAATAACCGTCTTCGTCGAAGACTCAACAACTACGCCAGTCCCTATCTTCGGCGGCAGCGTAAGCGACATTCTTACGACGGTGGAAAGATCGGGAACTGGCGGACTCGTTCAGACTATTAGCATTACGGCACTCGGCGCACTTTCACGTCTTCCAAAAGTCCTAACCGACGGCGTACTTTCTAAAGACGAAGAAGGCGACCAAATCTACGACGTACTCGATGGGATTCTCTTCGGAGCTTGGAATGAAGTTCCAGCCGCTCTTACTTGGGCAGCTTATGATCCAACTACGACGTGGGCTAACGCGGAGAATAGCGGACTAGGCGACATCGATCGCCCAGGTAATTACGAGCTAACCGATCGAAGCGCAAGTACTACAGACGCTTATTCTCTTATCGCTGCTTTAGCTACTTCTGGACTCGGTTACATTTACGAAGATGCTCAGGGTCGAATCGGTTACGCAGATTCTACGCATCGCGGAAGTTATCTAGCTGCGAATGGCTATGTCGAGCTTTCAGCTTTAGACGCTTATTCCAGCGGTCTCCAGACATCGACTAGAGCGGGCGACGTTCGGAACGCTATTACGATTACTTATAAAAACAGCCAGCAAGTTACGAATAGCGATCCAGATTCGATCGCACTTTATGGATCACTAGCCCAGAACATTCAGACATCGCTGGAAAAAGGCGCGGACGCTACTTCCCAAGCTGCGTTCTATCTAGCTCTTCGCGCTTACCCTAGAGCTAACTTCGAGTCCATTCGCTATCCACTAGGAAGCCCTAACGTTACCGATTCAGACAGAGACGCTCTTATCGGCGTCTTTATGGGAATGCCAGTAAACATAACCGATTTACCTGTAAACATGGGAACAAACTTCCAAGGCTTCGTAGAAGGCTGGAGATTCTCAGCGGGTTACAACTCTCTGGCGGTCGATCTTTACGTTACGCCCCTGTCTTATTCACTTGATGCGGCTCGCTGGAATGACGTGTCCGCTTCCGAAACTTGGAACAGTCTTAGCCCTACACTTATCTGGTTAAACGCGCTTATAGTCGCTTAAAGGAGAAAACATGGCAACAACTACGCCGAACTTCGGCTGGCCCGTCCCCACTTCGACCGATCTCGTAAAAGACGGAGCGACGGCTATCGAATCGCTAGGCGATTCTATCGATGCTTCTTTACTGGATCTTAAAGGTGGCACTAGCGGCCAAGTCTTATCGAAAAACTCGAACACAGACATGGACTTTACGTGGGTAACTTCCGACGACGCTAACGCAATTCAGAACGCTATCGTCGACGCTAAAGGTGATCTTATAACTGCAACGGCAGCGGATACTCCCGCTCGATTAGGCGTCGGAACTAACGGTCAGATTCTTATGGCCGATTCCACGGAATCGACTGGTCTAAAGTGGGCCACACCCGCAGCGGGTGGAAGCATGACTTTACTATCTACGACAACTCTCACAGGTGCAGCAACAATCACAATTTCGAGCATTTCGCAGAGTTACACAAATCTTTACATCTTGATTACTGGTTTAAATGTAACGACTGGAACTTACACATTAAAATTAAGACCCGATAGTTCAGACGCTAATAATTATTCTAATTTAAGGGGAGCAACTGTTGCGACATCTGGGCCAGATTACATAAGCCCGGGAAATGCTGGACACTCAGCCAACAGCGCAGTCAATGATTATGCTTTGATGATTTTTAATTACACAGATACAACAAATACGAAACCATTTTTTATGGTTGGTATTGCTAAAATGGCTTCACAGGTCGAACCTTTTGGCGTATCTGCTTTAGGTGCGACCAATGTCGCATCGGCTATAGATAGTTTCCAATTAAGCAACGATTCAGGCGGTAACTTTACTGCTGGAACAGTTAAGATTTATGGAGTGAACTAATGACAACACCACAGATTAAAATCGTAGACGCAGAAACAGGCCAAGAAACTCTCCGAAACATGAACGCGGCGGAATTAGCAGAACTTGCTAAAGAAGTTAAACAGCGTGAAGCAATCGAAGCAGAAGAAGCTAAAGCTGCCGCCGATAAAGCGGCACTGTTAGCCAAGTTAGGCATTACTGCCGAGGAAGCTAAGTTACTTCTTTCATGATTTATCCAATCGGAACAGCTGCGGCAGTCGTCGAAGTGGCACTTAAAGAAGTGGGCTACGTCGAAGAGCCAGAAAACATTACTAAGTTCGGAAAGTTCACTAAGGCCGACGGTCTCCCATGGTGCGGATCGTTCTGTAATTGGGTCTTCCATGAAGCGGGCGTAAAGCTTCCATCGATGGTCTCTACAGCTGCGGGAGCGCATAAGCTTAAAGAAGTAAGTCGCTGGGTAGATTCAGAGCCTAAGATCGGCGATCTTGCATTCATGGACTTTCCGCACGATGGCGTCGATCGTATTTCGCACATCGGAATCGTCGTAGGAGTTAAGTCGAAGACGGTTATCACGATCGAAGGTAATACTTCGGGAACTGGCGATCAGCGTAACGGCGGAATGGTAATGATTAAAGAGCGGGCATTCGGGAGCGGTAAAGAAATCGTAGGCTTCGGACGTCCTAAGTTCGTGGCTTATGCTGGCGATTATCCAGTCGTCGAAGTACCTACTCAATCGGCAGCGAAGCCGAAGACTAAGGAGAAGAAAGATGGAAAACTTAAAAGCGTTAGCCGCAAGCTGGGCGCGTAGCTTTCTAGCAGCTGCGATCGCGGTTTACATGGCTGGAGTTACAGATCCGAAGGCGATCGGCATGGCGGGCCTTGCCGCCGTTCTGCCTGTAGTCCTACGCTGGCTAAATCCAAAAGATTCAGCTTTCGGGTTATCGGGGAAGTGACTCGGAAACTACTCGCGGGAAGTCTGGCCTTAGTCCTTTCGGTCGGGCTTTCCGCTTGTGGTTATCAGGGTTGGACTCGCTATGAATGCCAAGAATACGAGAACTGGTCGAAGCCAGAATGCCAAGAGCCACAGTGCGTCCCTACTGGAACGTGTACTAGCGACATCCTTGGAGAAGAAGCTCCACAGCCCAGCCCGACGCCGTAGTCCAGAAGAAGTCCACGCGACTCTCATTCTCATAATCGGATCGACTTTAGCCGCCGTCTTTTTAATCGTTACTCTTGGAATTACTTACGCGCTTATCTTCGTCACTCAGCCGATCGGTAATCAAGCTCCGAACGATGCGGCATTTATTGACTTATTAAAGACTCTCGCGATCTTCTTAACTGGATCACTGGGCGGAGTTCTGGCGGGTAATGGATTAAAATCCAAGCCGAAAACACCAATCGACACGCCGACAACTACGCGGGAATCTTGACCTAGACGCGTTCTTGCTTCACTCTTTACATAGGGAGCGCGAACGTCGCTCCTAGTATCGGGAGCAAGTAATGACATCAAGTGAACTAGGACTATTCGTCCTCATGGCTATAGCGGGCATTCTATGGGCAGCTATGAGCTATTCAGTCGGTTACAGAGAAGGCCAGCGAGAAGGCTTTAAGCGCGGTCGAGCTGTATCACGTCACGCATCTAGGGAAGTGCGCTAATGAGCTTCTTAGACAATTACGAAGACGTAGCGGCCAGAATTGCCCGCCTATGGTTAACACACCCTACAGCTAGAGTTCAGACTAACATCGTGGACTTTAACGCCGAGAAGGGTTACGTCCTTATCCAAGCCCAGATTTTCCGCGAATACGAGGATCTACACCCATCGGCTACCGATTACGCATTCGGTAACGTGGCGACTTATAACGTCAACATGAAGAAGTTCTTCGTCGAGGATACTGTTACATCGGCGATTGGTAGAGCTATCGGATTATTATTAGGAGCGGATAAGCGTCCTACACGTCAGGACATGGAGAAGGTCGAGACAATCAGCGCGAAGGTAGCCAACTCGACGGCCGACGATTACGATCCTTGGACTCAAAAGTTCGGCGAAGTGCCAAGCTATAAGACAGCCGAAGAAGCAGAGCTAAGCGGAATTCCTAGCTTCGGATCTTCCGTCGATGAGATCGCTAAACAGCTGGGCGGAGAGTTACTTCCAGAAGCTCCGCAGTGCAGCCATGGCCATCGAATCTTTAAGACTGGAGAAGCTAAAACTGGTAAATCTTGGGGCGGCTGGTTCTGCGTCGAGAAGACCAAGGCGACACAGTGTTCTCCGCTCTGGTACGTCTTAGCCAGCGATGGCAAGTGGAAGCCACAGGTCTAAGCCATGACAAAAGCCAGGCTTATAAAGATCATCGTAATCATCGAAGTAATTCTCGTCGCTTTACTGTTATGGATCTCTTTCCGATGAGCGACTTAATAGAGATTATTTATCCGCAATCTATGACAGCCAAGCTTCTACAGAATGGCGAAGTTATAGCCGAGTATAAGATCGAACAGTGCGACAGCTGCTCCAGATTAAAAAAGCTGGACGCTTTCGGTTATACCAAGGGCCAAGGCGGAGAGAAGTTAACTTGGATCTGCGGTGACTGTAGATGAAGGTAAAGCCTACGATCGAAGATAAGGTCTTAGCTCACACAGTAGCTTTAGAACGAATCGCACAGGTCAACGGCCACCCAGACGCTTCTAGTCGATACGACAGACAGCTCGGCTTCCATGATTACGTCGCGCAAGTGGCCGAATCAATAGTCGCCGAGATCTTGGTCGCTCGCTACCTTGGTTACACAGACTTTGATCCAAGGTCGTCACAGTTTAAGAAGACGGCAGATGTCGGAAGCTTCATCGAAGTAAAGTGGACGCGTTACGAGACTGGTCAGTGCATCATCGGCGAAGGCGATAGAGCTACAGACGTGGCCGTCCTAGTCGTAGGCACTAGCCCGAATTACAGACTAGCGGGCTGGATACCTGTAGCCATGGCTAAACGGCCTAAGTATAAGAACTCGAAGCAGCCTACTTGGTGGGTCGACCAAAAGAACTTACAGCCGATCGAGAATCTAAAGGGGAGCAATTATGGACAAGCTGCGCTATAAGTGCCGAGTCTGCAAGAAGGACACCGATCAGCTCATTCGTGTAATTACAGATAATCTTCCAGATAATGTAAAGACGATCCAGTGCTGCGTCTGCTCGACTATGACAGTGGCACTAATTGGAGAAGCTAATGGCGACCTATGAGTATCGGTGCGAAGTGTGTAGTAAAGAGCTAGAAGTACAGCGTCCCATCGAGGACACACTGGCCAGAGATCCTTATTGTGAGAATTGCACTGTCCCTATGAAGCGCATTTACTCGCTTGGTGGCATCGTGTTTAAGGGTAAAGGCTGGGGCGGTAAGCCATGAAGTTATCCACAGGGTTTATCCACAGTGTGTGCGCAACGCCCAACAGTACGCTCATACTTGCGCGGTTCTTGACTTTATCGGTACGCTGTTATCGCTTAAAGCGAGCCGCTGTGGCGGATAGCTCGCTAAGGCGAATACAGCTATCGGCCAAGCTCTATGCTCTTTCGGCTCTGCTATTAACAGTAAGCATTCCAGAAGCAACAGCTAAGAGCTATTCAGTAGATCATCTAAAGCTCTACTCTCATAGTCGAATCATTAACTATAAAGAGTTCCAATGCTTTAACAAGATCATCACTAAGGAATCTCGCTGGAACTATTTAGCGAAAAACGGTAGTCACTTCGGACTAGGCCAGATGCGCTCTAAGCATTACAGAGATCTAGACCCTTATCGTCAGATAGACGCTACTCTTAAATACATTACGAATCGTTATGGTACGAGCTGTAAAGCTTGGGCATTCCATCAAGAACGGAACTATTACTAGATGACATTACATTCACAGCGTAAGAGCAACTCGACACAGTGGAAGAAGCTACGGCTACGAATCCTAAATCGTGATGGCTGGATCTGCTTCTGGTGTGGCCAAGAGGCGAACACTTGCGACCATGTAATCCCAGTAGCTAGGGGCGGTTCAGATGATCCAGATAACTTAGTCGCAGCATGTAAACGATGTAACTTCTCACGCCAAGATCGCTTGCCCGAAGAGATGGATTTAGCAAAGAAAAAGGTAGGCGGTGTTTTTTTTGATGGGAGTTCCAC